AACTGATTTTTTGGTGGTTTCAAAGGCCCACCCGTCAACACTCTCAATACGATCATCCTGCGTTAAGGCCTCGGTAATGCGGCGCTTTGCCTCACTCATTACATAATCTTTGGGCTGTCCTATGAGGTCAGCAAGCTCCACGCCGTAGTTAAATGAATAAATGGGGTATTGGTACCTTTCCACGGAAAGGATAAGGTAAACGGCCTGGAGCATTGCATCTGCCTCATCCGTCATACCTCTTATACGCCCTTTGTCTATATCCAGCTTGTAGGTGTAGCTGGGCTGCTCCTCTATGGCAAACTCCATAAGGTCAATATCATCACCGGTTTGCGGTAAAAATTGCATTTCAGCCATTACTTGGGCACCTCCACTCTGTCAAAGACAATAAATTTTTGCCCACCATCGCACCGGAGCAGGATAACCTTTTCACCCTTTTTAAGCCCCAGGTGCACCGTGTACTTTTTCTTACCGGTGTACTTATGGCTGTGGGATGCAAAGGAGCTATCACCGCTGCCGCCGCTTGTGCTATCGGTGCTGTGGTCAACGGTCATATATACCACATAATCACGCACCGCATTGGTGAGTATGAGCTGCGCCGCCGTGAGTGTCATTTTTTGGTCAACGGATATTTTTAAGGGGGAGGCTGAAACAACCTCACCCAAGCAAAACGCCATTGGCTTTTGTGCCATCACAGCATCAACGGCGGCACGCTTTACCGCTTTTACAAGTGTGTTTATATCAAGCGACAAATTTACCACCTCGCAGTTTTAACTCCATAAGGTGCTGGCCGTTGGAAAAGGTGTGTTTTACCTGCTCAACCAAAAGGAAATTTGAGAGGTTTATATCACCCAACCCAAGCATAACCACCAGCATTGTACCGGCTCTTACCCTGGTATCACCCAAGGCATCCGATATTTTCAAGGTGCGGGTTTTTGCATTATAAAGTTTGAGCAAGGCATCTGCCATTGTTTTGGCATTGGTCGCATCGTTCAGTTTTTCGTAATACTGCAATACACCCCACTTGTTAATGTTGGAGCTATCCTGGGCAATGTACACCTGGCGGGTGCCGGCATCGCTGTCCTCATAGAGCAATTTTATTCTGTTGTATGTGTTATCGGCAATGCTGCTCTTGTATTCGTAATTGCCGGCTGTTTCCTCGTTAATTACGATGCCCAATTTCATATTGCCAATATTGGTAAGCATTAGCTTGCCCGCTTTGTCATAGAGCACATACATCTCTGTTTTTGCCTTTGTGGTGGCATCCAAAGCGTTTTGTATGATGTCAAAGAGGCTTGTGTTTTCCTCTGTCCTGGTTTCGATTTTATAACCGGTATCATCCAGGGTGCCGAGGTTAAGCCCAAAGTCCTCTGCAATCATTTTAACAACCTCTGTGGCTGTTTTATTGCTGTACACATAGGTATCTTTGTTTTTAAGGTAATACAGCTGATCGTACACAGTAACCTTAACCTTTTCGGGGCTACTGCCGGATCGTGATTTATCGAACACAAACCCGTAAAACAACGGCTCACCATCTACCGAGAAACGGCAGGGATCGCCCTCCTCAAAAGAGAGGTTTTCCGTTTTGATAACCTCAAAGGTGAGTTTACCGGGTTGCCCCTGCCGTTCCCATTCCACCGTTACACCGTCAACAATGGGCGGGTACATAATGGTTTTACCGTGTTGTATCAAAAGCTCGTAGGTCATTACTTAACCTGCGGAATGGTCAAAACCTGGCCAACATAAATAAGGTTGGGGTTTTTGATCTTATCCTTATTTGCGTTGTAAATTAGGTTGTACTTTGCACCATTTCCTAAATATTTTTTTGCAATATTCCATAAGCAATCACCCTTTTTAACGGTGTAGGTGGTAGCTTTTGGGGCGGTAGTTGCTGGCCGTTCTTTTGTTACAGTTGCGGTCTTTGTGGTAGTTGTTTGCTTTTTGGGTTGTGTCTGCTGTGTAACTGCTGCGGTGGTTTTCTTGGCCTCCGTTTCAACCTTAATGGTCTTGGTACCATAATCACGGTACTGCTTGAGGTTTACCTCCACCGATACATCCAGGCCGTTTGTGGCACTTTCCGTAATAGTGTAGTCCTCCACGCTTACCTTGATATTGGTATCAAAAAGCAGCCTGCCGTTTGGCGTTGTTCTGGTCATAATAAACTGCGTTGTGCTCCTGCCGGTCTTTGCCTTTTCCAAAAGGTTAAGGTAATAATCTGGGCGGCGGGAGCCGGTCAGCATCGGGAATGTCAGCGGCAGGGTGATCTCGGTGAGCCCCGGAGTGCGTAAAAAGTTTATTTCACCCTCATTAAGCAGCTCCAGCGTTTTGTTTTTGCCTTTGATCTTAACGGTCAGCTTGCTCGGTGTTTCCGGCATAAGCTGGCCAAACAAATAGCATTTATAGCTCATCGTCGTGCACCCCCTCCGCTGCGGTACTCAACGCATCAACAAAGCCATCGGTAAGCTGGCCAACAACGCCATCAATATCGAGGTTGCTGTCAATGCGGTTTGTCATTCCCGTCATATCAATTTTAACCTCTGCGGTAGTAAAGCGGTTAATAGCCTCCTGCTCCGCAATATCACGCAAGTATGCAAGCTCCTCCGTGGTTTTGTCGGTGCTACCGGCAAGGCTCTGGGTATCGCCTGCAATATCATCCAGGGTGCTACCGTAACCCAACGGATCCGTTGTTTCCGGTCCGGTGCTTACGCCCATTTTTTCAAGGATGCCATTTACAGAAAGATTATCACCCATCCAGTCCTTAATGCCGGCGCCCACCTCTGCACCTGCGGCGTAGGCATCGGAGCCCCAACCGTCTTGGAATGTGTCAAAGGTGTTAAAAGCATCACCAACGCTGCCGTAGTCAAAGGTGCCCATTGCATCACCAACGCTGCCATAATCGTGGGAGTTCCACGCATCGCTTACGCTGTCATACGCAAAGGTGTTAAAGCCCTCTGTCCACGCATCGCTTATGCTCTCATAGCTTTCCTTTTTGCCGTTCAGCTCGTCAATTTTCTTGGATGCAAAATCGAGGCCGGAGGTGTCAATGTTTACACCCATCCAACCAAGGCACTTATTGGCCTTTTCGGCCAAAGATTTAATGCCCTGCATAATAACATCCAGCATAGTCCAAAAGCCAATTTGGATGCCGATCCACGCATTTTTGAAAGCGGTACCCACATTGCTTGCCGCAGCCTTGAGCACATTCCAGATGCCCATACCGAGGTTTGCAAACCACAAACCGGTATTTTTGATGATGGCCCACGCACTTGCACCGAGGTTTGCAAACCAAGCCCCAATGTTTTTAATTACCTGCCAGATAGCAAGGCCGAGGTTAGCAAACCAAAGCCCCACATTTTTTATAACCTGCCAAGCTGCCAAACCGCAATTTGCGATCCACAGGCCAACATTTTTGAAAAGAGCACCCAGCCACCAAATTGCACCGGTGATCTGCTCCGTAAAGATAACGAAAACAACGATCAATGCAATAATGAGGGCAATGATCCAGGTAATGGGGCAAGCCCACAGGGCGGCATTTAAGCCGTATTGTGCCGCCGTAGCGGCAAAGGTTGCACCCGTTTGCATCATTTGGGCGGCTGCAAGCACGCCCTTTACCACCGCTGAAATGGTTTCAATGGCGGTAATGGCAAGCACAGCACCCTTGTAAAGCAAGAGGGCGGCAACCACGCCCATAATTATGGGGCCAATCGTGCTCCAGTTATCGCTCATAAATGCGTATATATTGCTGATAACCTCAAACGCTCCCGCAGCCACATTGGCAACGAGGGCAAAGCCATTTACAAGCCCGTTTATGGTCTTTTGCACCTTTGCGTTATTTGCAAGCTGATTGATTTTAACAAGCACAGGATCCATAGCCTTAATGGCTCGGTTTTTCATCGAGGTCCACACCTGGCTCCAGGTCTTGGGCATTTTGTTGAAACGCTCCTCAACCTCATCCGCAGAATTGAAAACAGCCGCCTTAATAACATCGGCGGTAAGTTTACCCTCCGATGCCCAATCTTTCATTGTGCCGGTGGCTCCCTGCACATTCCGCATATAGTCCTCAATGCTTTTTGCAAGCAAGGGGGCATTTTCAATAATGGATCTGTACTCATCGCCCTGCAAGCGCCCGGAGCCCATTGCCTGGGTTAGCTGATACATAGCAGATGCCTGCTCGGTAGCGGATGCACCGCCCACAACAAAGTTTTTGTTTACCAGCTCTTGGAAAGCAATGATCTCATCGTTACTGCGGAAAGCCTTACCGGCTACAAGCCCCAGCTTTGATACTGTGGCCATTGTTTCCGTAAAGCCTGCACGGGCTCTTTGTGCAGAGGCGTAAATCTTTTGCTCAAGCTCTGCAACGCTGCCGCCATCGTCAACAATGAGCTCCAGGCGGGCTCGGTTGCTTGTCATAGTGTCCGAAAGTCCAACCGTTGCAGTTATGCCTTTCATACCGAGGTACGCAGCAGCCACACTTTTAATTTTACTTAAAAGCCCACCAGCATTTTTGGTGCCGGTGTTTAGGCCTCTGTTGAGGTTGTTCTGTTGATCGTTTATTGCACGGTAGTTTTGCTCCATAACATCAAGCTGGGCATTGGCTCTGCCAATTTCCTGCCGTGCGGCGTTAAGGTTTGAGGTGTTAATGCTTTGGCCAGAGGCACGCTGTACGGCCTCAAAGTTGCCAATCATCAAGCTCATTGCCTTGTTTATACGCCTTAATGCGGAGGTCATACCGTCATTGATAACAAGCTGCGATCTAACAGCACCCATAAGTACCTCCTTTCCGGAAAAACAAAACGGAGCCGTAGCCCCGTTTTATTTCCGTCTGCTTGATTTTCGTTTTGCCGCTGCCGCCTCTTTCTTTTCTTTGTCAACCCGTACATCAATGGCGGCCACAACAAAAGCCTGCTCATACGGATCTAACGCCAAAAATTCCGAGGGTTTCCAGCGGAATTTGTGGAGGGCGTAATAGGCATAGTTTGCCTCGGCCTCACCCTCCAATATTAGTTTTTTGCCTCATCCACCAGATCGCCCATATCGGTAAAACCGTTAAGGTCGAGGAGTGCGGAAATGTACTCATCAAATTCACCGCCGGTAAGCATAGCGGAAATGAGCTGCTCGGCGCCCATAACGCCGTAGCTTTCCTGCAATTCTGCATCGTTGAGATCCGGGAACACCGTGCACCTTACGGCAAGTTTTGCCTGGTAGCCGGCATTATCAAACTCCTGCGTGTACTGGCCACGCTTACCGCTTACCGGTACGCTCCTCATACAGCTTTTGCGGATCTTCTGATTTTCACCTGCGGTAATGCAAGCGATCTCCCATTCCATAGGCTTACCATCCTCACCAACAAAGCGGGTGGATGCAACAATTTTGCGGTTTTCAACCTTTTTAGCGTTCTGTGCCATAAAAGCACTCAATGATTTTGCCATAAAGCAATTACCTCCTTAATTATTGTGGCTTACATATAAGCCGGGTTTTTGTACTTTTCGGGGCGTGTGTAGCCGCCTGCAAAGCCGCTGATCTCCTGCTCAATGAAATCATCCTCGGAGCCTGCCAACGAAAGCAGCACATCACCATCAAGCACACAATCATTGTAAACCTTGGTTGTGCGGCCCATAGAGGTTGCCGGATCCTCGTTGGAGGTCTGGATGTCCATAGTGGGCATTACACCGGTTTTAATGAATGTGTCAAGCACATCATCAAAAATCTCGGTGCACTTGTAGATGGTCATTGAGAAAGAAAGCTCAACGGTGGTGGGTTTCTTACCCATAATGATGGAGCCCATACGGGGCACATCCTGGTTGGAAATGCTGGCCTTGCCCTCAAAGTTTTTACACATAAGCATTGCATAACGCTTACCATTGAGGGTAACAAATACCTCGGCAAATTTCGCAACCGGAGCATCATTGGTTGCCATAATCTTTGTGCTATCCATTTACGCTGCCTCCTTTACTGAATAATAACGCTCATATAGAGCTGGCTCATCGCATTTACGATGTTAAGGCCGTTGATAGTGAGCAGTACCGCCTTTTTGTTATCGCCAACCTCTACCGTTACTGTGTCGGTGTCAAAGTCCTCAACCGCACGGATGCGCTCAAGCTCCTGCACCAGCTTAACAATATCGTTCCAGAGGGTAGCACGCCCAGAGGCATCATTCGGTACCTGGCCAACATAGCGGGTGTTAAAGAGCACCGCAACATCGTTGGCGATCTGGTCGCACACTCTTACGGTCTGGTTGCTCTGGAAAATCTCACCCTTTTCATCGTTAAGGGTAACGAGGGTGTTAATATCCTCCAAAACACGCACCGTGCCGTTTACATTGTGGAGCATAAACTTGCCGGCCTTAATGCAAGCCTCAAGCTCTGCCTGGGTGTATTCCACATCCACAATGAGCTCACCATCATACACGGTATTAGTGAGCGATTTATTGACAGCAACCCCTGCCTGTGCACCAGCCACCCAATATACAAGGGAGTGCTTTGCAACATTCGCAATGGATCCGTGGGTTGCCTCATTCCAAACGCCGATAACGCCCTCATAGTCAGCCGCAGGCTGCCAAGCAATTACCTGGAATTTGGAGCCGATGGTATCACGCACACGCTCTGCAAACTTTGCGTAAAGGGTAACAACCGAGGCATCGGCTGCCGGGCAGCAAAGTGCGTTAAATGCGTAGCTTTCGATCTTATCAAGGAAAGCCTGGTGATCCTCACCGGAAATGCTGGCAGCGTTTGTGCCGCCGGTCATAGGCAAGCCTGCCGTATTGGCAAGCTCTGCATCCTTTTTGAACACAACAAAATCGTTGTCAACAAGGTTGGATGCTCCCGCAACGGTCTGGGTTTCATACACAGAGCCACCAACAAGAGTGCTTACATCGTAGGCGCTCTCATCGTCAACATTCGCCGCAATAACAATGGTAATGTCATTGCCACGAGTGCCGGGGTGTTTTGCTGTACCATAGGTGTTAGCAGCCTTTACGCCGCCGCTACCCAAGCGGTAGCAATACACTTTGGTTGCGTGGCAGAAAATCTCACGCAATGCAAGCATTTCCGGGGCATCGTAGCCGTAGCCGAAAATGGCCTTGCTGTTTTTCTGGAAATCGCCGGAAGTAACCTCAAAAACGGTACCCTCCGGGCCCCAATTCAGCTCAAAGGGGGCTGCCGCAATGTCTCTATCGGAAAGAGCCGCAGTAGCCTTGGCCAAACTGGTAAAATTGATATAAGTACCGGGCATTACCTTATTTTGGGTAAGCCAGGTGCCGCCACCGTGTGCCATATTACTTTACCTGTCCTTTCATAAATTTTTCAATCAACGCATCCACCTGGGCGGTGGTATAGGTCTTGCCATCCTCAAGCAGGGCGTTGATAATATCCTGCCTGTTGGCATATTTCTTTGAGGCAAGCAGCTGTGCCTTTGTGTGCACGGGAGCCACAGCCTCTGCATTGGTCTTTGTTGCCATAGCCAAGCCTCCTATTTCATTTTTAGCGTTTCCATAGCATCCCCGGTTGCCTTTTCATAGACAAAATGGGGGTACCGCACAATGCAATGCAGCACACCATCCTCAATGGTGCTTTCAAAGCCGGTGCCGTGCACCTTATCACCCTCCGGGGTGGTTATAGTGCCAATGGCTTTGGGTAAGAGGTTTGCCTTTTCCAGGCACTCCTCACGCCCGCCATTTTCGGTGGCGTAATAGATAACATCAAAGGTAATGCTGCGGTTAGCACGGGAGCCCATCTGCCCACTATGTTGTGGGGTGATCGGCAACACATTGAAATCACCGGGATGCAGATCTTGTTTGACGGTCCTGCCGTGTATATGCACCGCTGGAAACGCACGATGCAAGGCAAGTGTTACCCCGTCAAAAATGCTGTTATAACTTATTTCAGCCATTGAATACCTCCCGGAGTAATTGATCGAGTTTCCGCTGTATAATCACCGGGGCCAACCGTTGCAGCTCCTCCTCCGATACGGTGAGGAAATACTGCCCATCAACCCACGATGCTTTGAGGCGTTTTCCAATAGCGGGTACAAAACGGCCTGGTGTTTGTCTGTGCCCAAATTCCACATAGCTTGCATACTCCACGGGGTTTATAACCTCAATGGTGTAAGTGTGGCCCACCTTTGTAATTGGCAGGCTTTGGGCATAGGCTCTTGCACCAGCGTTTTTGCCACCGGTCCATCCACGCCTTAATGTGCCGCCATTCTTGCCGGTACCCTCTGGGTACACACCAACGGGGGTGCGGGGTATAACGAGTGCAAGCAAACGGGCGGCAAGCTCCTTTGATACATCCCTGCAAAATTTATCAAGATCAATTTGCTCCAGCCTTTGGAGGCGATCCTGTAATTGCTTGAATTGCTCAAAATCTGCTTTGCCCCATTTTGCCATTACGCCCACCCCTTAAAGAGCTCAAGCGGTATTTCCTTATGTGCGGAATAAACCGCAGCCTTACCGCTTTGCTCATACACCCCGGTGGTGCCGTTCTGCGTTACGGTGATTTTGGATCCTGCCGGGATAGAAACAGCTGGATCAATAAACAGCGTAACGGTTTGCTTTATTTGGGCGGCGCCGTTGGAGGGCTCCGTTACCTGGACCGTATCAAAAGAAATACGGCAGGGCTCGTTTGTGCAAAGGTCAACCTCCTTTGCCTCTGTACGCCCGTTGGCCTCATTGGTTTCGTTTTCACGCACCGTAACGGTGCACACGCCACTCCAGAGGCTTTTTACAGCGGCGGCAAGGTTTACACCCCTTACCATTTAAGCCTCCTAAAAGCGGCAAATACGCTTTGTGGCGGGTTGATAAAGGCATCCACCATTTTATCAAACCTTGCCTCCGGGGTAAGGCTGCCATCCGCTGCTCCCGCAAAGGTTACGGAAACATCACCCTCGCTGATACTCTTAGCAGGCGCCGTAAAGTCAAAATTTGCACCAAGCTGGTTGGTGTCCTTTTTGTCTTTAAGGAATAAGCCCACCGCCATATCAATGTGGGTGTAATACAGCCCCTCCGGTATTTCCGTGCGGTTGATCTGCGACTTGATAAAAGCCTCAGCACGGTTAATGGAATAAGTAACGGCAGCATCCGGTGTGTCGGTTGCGGTTACTGTAAAGCCAAGGCTTGCAAGCCTTGCCACAACATCCTCATACAGAGCCATTTGCTGCACCTCCTATTACTTAGCCTCTGGAGAAAATTCTCACGATGGCAATAGCCTTGTGGTTGATGTAGGTACGATCCTTTTCCGCATTTTCGCCGGTGTGTACCACGCTCCAGTTTGCACCGTTGGCAAGCTCTGCATCCGTAGGAGAGAGGGATGCCTGGCTGGCCTTTTCATAGGAAATGCCAAAAGGTGCAAAGCACTTACGCTGACGGATGTAGAGGGTGTCCTCACCGCCGTTTACCTTGGGATCACGGTCCATTTCATAAGGCACCTTAACGCCGATGTCCTCATAAGAAATGGAGCCCTTACCAAGAGCGTAAGTGGTGTAACGGGTGCCGGGTACCACATAGGTATCAGCAGCAACCGCACCGTTGCCAAAGTAAGGAGTTACGGCACTTGCCTTGATCTCACCATCCGTAGGAGTTGCAGAGCTTGCAACAACCTTGAGGGCGCCGGGATCGCTTGCAGTTGCAGGGAAATAACCCTCCTCAGCGGGCATATCATCATCCACAACCACGAGCTTGCCATTCCAGGTACCGAGGTCAAGGGATCTGGTGATGCCCTGTGCATCGGTGTACTTGAGGCGCTCAATGAGGTTGAGGTTTTCCAGGCCGGTGCTTACATCGCTGTGCATAAACACGAGGGCAAAAGCCTTTTTGTTAGCACCGCAGGCCTTGTTGGTAGCGGAGTTGAGGGTTGTTGCGGTCATATCACCGTCAACAGTAGTGGTGTGCTTTGCAACAAACTCAGCGTTTTTGCCGCCGGTCATTGCAAAAATACCCTTGAGGATCGCAAGGATAGTGCCCTGGTCGAGGCCATCCTTATACTCAGCGATCTGCTTTGCGATGTTATCCATAAAATCAACCTTGCCGGTGATGTCATAGGAAAAATCACGCTCAACCCAGCCCTTAGCACGGCCTACCACAACAACACCCTGCTCAAAGGTCTTGGTGCTGGTAGCGGTGATGTCGGTCTGGCCGTCATAGTTGACAGCATCGCCATCTGCCAAGCCACGCATAGCAATGCGGGCATAGCCCGTGCCGTTCTGGCTGGAGAAAACATCCTTGATGTCCGGGTTGCCAACGAGAGCAGAGGACTTTTTCAGCTCGTTCATTTTCAAGTTGGGAACGGTACCAACCTTGTACTTAAACGCCTCAGCATTAAAGCTTTTGGCATCAAACTTAGTGTTAGGCATTATGTTCACCTTTCCTTTTTAGATTTTTATAATGTTTTGGGGTTAATCGAGTTTTACGCCGGGGTTAGCCTCCATATAGGCACAAAGCTCATCATAACTCATTTCGGATGGCTTTTTGCCCTCCGGGGGCGGTGTCTTGCCGCCGGGGTTTCCAGGAGCCATACCTCTAAACTGAGCCCCGCCGTTACCGGTATTGAATAAGAAAGCAGTAGCCTCAGCTTTTGCCATTGTGGCAAGTTCGCCATCCAAGCCCTTGACGGTACCATCCTCGGCAATTTTGGCATCCTTGAGGAAATCTGCAAGCAGAGCCTTAACAGCGGTGTTGTTTTTAGCACCGGCAGCGGTAAGGGCTGCCTCAACGGCGGCATCGAGCTTAACCTTGGCAATCTCTGCCTCGTAAGCGGTCTTAGCATCTGCGTTTTGTGTTTGGAGCGTGGTAATCTGCTGCTTGAGGGCATCAATATCACCGGTTGACTTTTTAAGGTCCTCCAGCTGCTGATCACGGGTGGCCACATCCTGCTCCAGTTTCTTTTTGGCGGTGCTTACCTCGTTGAAATCTGCACGGGCAACAAAGCCCTTGCCGATCTCGGCAGCAATCTTGCTGTCGATCTCCTCCGTGTAGGCATCCCCCAAAATGGGTTTTAACCAATCCAACATTTTTGTTTACCTCCTTATGGTCTTTGGTTTTGGTTGCTGTCCTTGTTTGTCCGGCAAGTCCCGGTATTGCAACACCCGTTTTGTTATCCGCTGGGCCGGCGGTATTTTTGTATGAAAAAAGCACCGTGCCGCAATAGCACGATGCTTTAATCAACCTATGAAATTGTGGGAGGGCTTTTAGTCCTCCTCATTAAACCTGCCGCATTTGTCGCAGGTCTTTTGGGCTGCATCCCAATCTGTTACGGTATCGCCCTCAAGCAAAACATCATTTGTGGCGATGTTGCAGAGCTCCCAGCAGTACCCCTCCTCAATTTCCTTGTTAAGCAGGGGGCAAAATATCTTATTGCTTACTGTCTTTGGCATTTTTCATCACCTCATCGTATAATGTTTTACCGCCCTCATCAAGTGGGCCGGTTGTACCGAGCACGCCGTTGTTATCAAGCACGGCAAAGCCCTCTTTGGTATAATAAGCGTATTGGGATCCTCGGCGTTGCTTAATAGCAAAATCGGCATTGTCAATAATCTGCTGTGCCATTTCCTGCGTTATGCCACGCTCAGCCATACGCTTTGCGGCGTGTGTGTTAATGTCAACAATACTGCGGCCTTTGGGGGCAACCGTAATGGTGCCCTTGGTTTTAAGCGTACCGGCGGCACGCATTGCCTTAGCTGCGTTGTTGGCGTTGTAAAGGCCTCTGTTACTGTCCGGGTTGTTTCCCTTATAACGATAATACCCGGCAAGGTCATTGTATGCGGTGGGGTTATCGTATTTGAGCTTTTGGAAATCAGCAAAGCTCTTGGGCGCCTCATCGCCCAGGCGTGCCTTGTAGGCCTCAAATTGTTTTGTGTCGGTGCTTGTATTATACCCCATTTTACGCTTTTTGTCAACAAAGCCGGAGCCGTGTGCGGCATCCTGCATCTGTTTCCATTGCTTGTATGTGGTATCTTTGGGGAGCTTATAACGCTGCCCGGTTTCGGCATCACGGGCGTACCTCTCACCGATGCCCTCCATATCCTCAAAATAGGGGGCGGTGCAGCAACGGCACCAAGGGTGAAAAGGCGGGGCTGTGGATCCCACCACATACTCACTCATTTTGTACACACGCCCATCAAGATCCCCGCAAATATCGCAGGTGTGGGTGTCAAGCGTACCAATTACCCGGTAACGCTCAACATCAAGCTCGTTAAAGCAATCTTTTTGGGCCGCACTTGAAAAATAGGCGCTTTCCGTCATAACCACACGCCCGGCATTGGTCTTGCTGGTATTAAACCGCTTGGCAATGGCCTCAATGGCTTTATCCGGGGCGGCACCTCGTGCCATCATTTGTGTAATTTCTTGGTTGACGGTTTCCACCAGCTTTGCCTTATCGGTCCAACAGCGTGCCGTAAATGTCTGGTTGTCAACGGTCCAGGGGCGGGAAAGCACCTTTTTTATTGCATCCTCATTAAGAGCCTGCATAGTCCATCCCACGCCAAGCCCACGCTGTACCTCAAAAGCGGTGTGATAGTAGCTTTGTGTATAGGCAAGGCGTGAGGCATCGGTGGTGGCTTTTACTCTTGCCTGTGCCAATGCCTCAGCCTGTTGCCTTAGTTGGAATTTAAGGGCATCTAAGCGGGAAATATGTACCCTGGCCGATGCGTTCTCAAGCTCTTTGATCCACGCACCGCTGAGGCTCATTTCCCGGCCCTTTTCGATGTACTCCTGCACGGTCCACAAAAACTCTTTAAGCTCACCAGTGGTAAGCATCTTTTGTGCCTCTGCAAGGGTAATATTGTTATTTACCGCAAAACGCTGGTACCAAGCCCGCATTTGCGTATCAATCTCACGGATGGCCGCATCAAACTGTTTTTCAAGGTTTAACACATATTCGTATGATTGATCTTTGAGGGCATCCTCCATTATCTTAAAACGGCGTGCCCAATAGTCTGCATTATTCATTTACAACACCGCCCTCCGGTGTACCACCACCGGCAGGGGGCTCCTCGTTGCCCTTGTTACCGCCTGCGGTGGCGGCAAAGGCTGCACGGTATTGGTCAGCCTCCTCAACCGCTTTGAGCTTTTCAGCTGCAATGCGTTCCAGCTCCTCCTCCGGATCGTCAACCCAAGGATGCTGTTTTACAAGCGTTTCATTGCTTATGATGCCTGCCGATTTTCCGCAGTTTTCAATGGCCTCACTTTCGTTTACGAGTATATCACGGTTAAAAATAACCGTTACATCCTCGTTGGTGAAATCACCCACGCCGGTATTGGCAAGGTGCACACGCACAAACCAAAGCAGATCCTCAAAAGCGGCTTGAAATTCGGTTTCCATACCGTTTGCATCAAGGTCAATATCGGAATACATTGAGAGTATGTTCATTTGGTTAGGTGTGCCACCCATACGCTCATCCTTGGCATCGTAGCCTCTGGCGTTTTCGATTATGGCCTTTTTAAGCAGCTCCAGCACGGTTTTGTAGTTTTCGGCATTTACGCTTATTTCCAAAGTGTCAACCGCACCATTGGAGCCCTCAAAGCTGCGTACCTTAACGGCGCCATAGGTGGCCAGGTTACGCCTAAACTCACCCAGATCCTCACCATCGTAATTGTGGAGCACGAGGACCGTATTACGCACATCCTCCTCCATACCGTTGAGGAAATTGGAAAGCATAAGGTTAAGGGCATCCTGCAAGCACTTTACACGGCAAAGCAGGGGCTGCTCACGGTGGTTGTACTTAAAGCAAATAAGCGGGATGCGCTCCCAGTTGTATGCGGTGGGCTTGCCCTTTTCGTCAAGGATGGTGAGGTAAGGGCCGGAGGTGGCATCATTATCCACCACCAGGGTATCATCCTCCCAGATATAACGATCAATGCCGCCACCGTGGATAATTTCAACCTTGAGCACAACCTCCTCCTCGTTGTTTTCATTGTAGATATAAACGGGGAAAAGGTGCACCGCACAATCAAGCACGGTGTGCTCGGTGTCAGCCCAAAGGGGCAAAACATCCTGGGCGGGGAACATTGCAAAAGCAAGCTCGTTTTCATTGTAGTACGGGAACACCCACACCTTGCCGCCGGTCAAGGCTCTTTCGGCAACGATGCGGATCACACGCATAACCTTTTTGTTAAACACCTTGGTAAGTGCCTCACCAAAGGCCTTATTTTTTGTATCAAAGGTAACAGGCTGGCCACAAAGGTAATTTGCCTTTTGGTCAACCATCTTGGCATACTGGTTATCAACCACACGATTATTGGGCAGGTTTTCAACCTCTTTAAGCTCGCCCTTTTCGCCAATAACAGTACGCTTACGCAGCAAAATATCCTGCTTGCCCTCATAATAGGCATCACCCTCAATTTGCTTTTTGCGTTCCGGGGATGCAAGCCACGCCTTGATCTCGTGCTCCAAAAATTCTTTGTCGGTCATTCCCGGCTTTATCTGCATTGCCATCCTGGCCATAAGCACCGTGGGTGCCTTTGTATGCAGGTTTAATGTTTTCACGGCTGCCGCCTCCTTTACTCAAAACTGAAATGTGAGCCGTAGGTTATACGCTCGGCAATACCTGTGGTGGCATCGGGTGCATCATCGTGTGCATTTTTGCCCTCACGCTGGTATCGGCTCATTGCCTCGTAATATTCCGGCCATCGGTCTTTCCAATTCACCGGGAAATAAATATGATCCATAACCCAGGTGGCATTTGAAAGTATGCGGGCCTGCTTGTTTTTGCTTTGGTAAAAGCTCTCAATATGGCAGCGGTTGGATCCCAGGGCAGCCAAGTGCCTTGTTACGGACCGTGCAAAGCCCCTGCCGCCGTTATTACTTTCAATGTCAGCCCAGCCCGCATTATCCTTTTTAAGCATTTTTGCGGTTTGCGGCTCCGTTACCTCCATAGGTGCCTTGGTGTAAAGCACATCAAGCACATACGCCTCTTGGTTGTAAATGCCATAATTTATACTGCAAAGGTAATCATCGCCGGTGTCGGCTGTATCGGTATAATTTTTGATAGCAGTAAAAAGCAGGTGCCCGCTTGCATCGGTGGGCAGTTTGTCATAGGTCTTAAAGCTGCTATACAAACGGCCTTTGATGTCAATAGGCTCCTGCTGATAGTTTGCGGATGCAATATCATCACCCATAGCCCTTATTTTTGATTTATAGGAGCGTAGGGATAATATTTCTGGGCACAGCATTGTGCCATCCTCTTGCAGGGCCTTATACGATATGTGCCGCACCTTGGCGCCCGCCTCTGTATAAAAATCTAACGCACGCCCGGCAAGGTCTAAGCTGTGCCAGCGTGTCATTATGATTATGATCTTGCCGCCCTCCTCAAGTCTGGAAAGCATTGTATTTGTAAACCATTCCCAATGTTTCTCAAGGGTATCGGCGTTGTTAGCCTCAAGTGCCGATTTTATCAAATCGTCAATAATAAGAATTGTGGCACCAAAACCGGTGGCGGTACCCGTGGGAGAGGTTGCAAGGTAGTTGTTATAACCGCCCTCAAGGCTCCACAAGTTCATTGCACCATCACCCTGCTTGATGCTCACGCCTGGGAATACATCGGAATACACGGCCCGCATTTCGTCTGCCTTTTCCTCAGCAATGGTGTTACGCACACCTTTGGCAAAGCTGGTGGAAAGCGTTTCATTATAGGAGCCGGTCATTATCTTTTCGGTTTGGTTTTGCCCCAGGATCCACTCAACAAAGCATTGGGCTGTACGGCTCTTGCCGTGTCGAGGCGGCATATTTACAATAAGCACCTCATCATCGCTTTGGTAAAAGTCCTGCAAATCGTGGCAAAAATCAATCAAAAATTGCCGATCTTTTTTATAAAATTTTGGAGCTTTAAGGTTACAGTATCGCCAAAAATCACGCCTTGCAAGCTCTATTTTGGCGCCCAGCTTAACGGTTGCTGTGCTCAATCATCATCACCGGCATCAGCCAATTTAATAAGCTGCTCGGTAGTTAAACCGGCAAAGGGGTTGTTTTTAACCTCCCCAGATAGCTCCATACTTTGCTTATCACGCCACAGATCGGGGCGGCGGTTTTTAAGCCAGAATATTTGGGCGGTGGTGTCCGGTGGGATCTCTTTTATAACCTTTTTGGTGGTTACGAGTTCACGCTTTCCGGTATCGGGGTTTATCATAAGCTCCTGGGTTTCCTCAACAACGGTACAGCCCTTTGCTCTTTTAAGCAGGGAGTTTTCAACCTCAATATCCACAACATCCTTGCCCTTTTTTAGGGCCTCGCAAATCTCGCAATAGTTTTGCTTATATCGGTACAGCGTTGCAACATTTATTTTCATATTTTTTGCAATTTGCTCATCCGTCAAGCCATCCCTTGCCCAGGCCTCAAGTAGCAGCAAGCCCTCTGGCTCAAGCCACTCTGCATATTTGCCCTTTGCCATACGCTCACGCTCCTTTTGTAACAAAATAAAAGAACAGACAGCAGAGGGATCGGAGAAAAACCCCTCTGCCGCTGTTCACCAAGGAGGCATTGCCTTATCGGTCAATACCCGCATTATATATTTTACACCTCCGTTTTGCAAAATACAAGAACATTTGAAACACAGTTTTTATACTTTTTCATCCCGGAGGTAACGGTAACACATTTGCCTTACGCTGTCAGCTGTTGTACGCCATCCGATACTTGCCGATACTTGCTCCCAGGTCAAACCGTTTATAAAGCGATATGTAAAGATCATACGCAACAACGATGTTGGCAGCTCGGCAATATAACGCTCCAGCTTGTTACGCTCGGTAAGGCACAAAATTTGCTTTGCCTGTATGGTCATTGCAATATCGGACCGTAAAGCCTTTTTGCGTTTGATGCTTGCCTCAAGATCCCAGATCCTTGCAACAGCATTTTCAATTTTGTTGCCGTAGCTTGGGCTTTTCGGCATACCGTCATAATTGGGTGAGGAGGGGCTTGATGCAATACGCTCAAGCTCAGCCAGTTGCTCCTCATCCTCCTTAATTTCCACATCCAGGTTGTCAAGTCGCACCTGGTCCATTTCGATCTCACGGTTAAGGTAGTATAACTGTGAAAGCTCCTTTACTGTCATATTGCTGCCTCCTCTCTTACTTTCTTTATTCGTGCTTTTAGTACATTCATCACATTTTCGTGGGTGCTCTCACGGTCCTGCACCGCTGCAAGCACATCCTCATCAACGCAACCCTGTACAACAAGGTAATGCACAAAAACCTTGTCATAGGTGGAGCCCTGCCGCCACAAACGGCACTTGCCCTGGTCATTAAGCTCAAAGCTCCAATTTGGTGTAAACCAGATTATATGCCGGCCACCTGCTTGCAGGTTAAGGCCATAGGCACAGCTGGCGGGATGCACCAGTAACACATCAATGTTGCCGGCGTTCCAATCATCCTCATCGTTGGTGTCTTTATATACACGCACCCGCAGCTTGGTTTTGGCCAAAGCCTCAAGGATGCGCTCCTTATCGTGTTGAAAGCCATAAAAGGTGATACAATGCTCACCGTTAAGCTGCTCCAGCAATTCCATATACGCATCAAGTTTGCAATCGTGGAGGTGCACGGTGTTGTGGTCATTGTCATAAATGGCACCGGCACAAAACTGTAACAGTTTGCCGGTAAGTACACCGGCGGTGTTGGCCGTGATAACATCCTCATTTACCTCAAGCAACAGATCACGCTCAAATTGGTTGTAGGCTTTAAGGGCTTTATCATCAAGCACAACAGGGATCTCGTGGTCAATGCACGCAGGCAGCTCCAGGTAGTCCTCGGCTTTCATACTGATGCAAATATCACTTATTGCATTAAGCACGGCAGCCTCGGCTCCGTCTTTTGCCTTATATTCTGTGAAATGCCCGCCGTGTGTATTGCAATCAAAATACATTTGGCGGTACTGTGTAATGGTCTTGCCCAGCCTTGCACCCTCATCCAGCAAATAGATCTGTGCCCAAAGGTCCTCAATACCTTTGGAGGATGGTGTGCCGGTAAGCAGCACAACCTTACGCATAAAGCGGCGTACCAGCTTTAAGGCCTTAAAGCGTTTGCTTTTGCTGCTCTTAAAGCTCGTGCTTTCATCAAGCACCACCATATCAAACGGCCACGCCTGTTTGTAATAGTCAACCAGCCAGGGGATATTTTCACGGTTTATAACATACACATCCGCAGGGGTGTTGAGTGCCTTAATGCGTTTGGTAGCACTCCCCAGGACCGTTACCACACGGAGGTGTTGCAGGTGATCCCACTTGCTTGCCTCTTTGCTCCAGGTACCCTCTGCCACCTTTTTGGGTGCTACAACCAAAGCCTTACGCACGCTCCAGCGGTAGTACCGCAATATGTTTATGGCTGAAAGTGTTATTGAGGTTTTGCCGAGGCCGGGCCGTAAAAACAACCCAACCGCCGGATCCTCAACAATACGCTGGATGCAATAGGCTTGGTAATTATGCGGTTTATATTCCATTGCTCATTACCTCCCTTACAAAGGCATCCACCTTTTCCTTGGTGTCCAACCTTAAAACGGCAAAGCCTAAACCCTTAATAAGCCCGCACACCCACTCTTGTAATTTTCGCAGTTTCTTACCAGGGGCCTTTGTTTCCACAAAGTAGATGCGCCCCATTGGCACTAACACGATGCGATCTGGTACGCCGTTTTGTCCGGGGCTTACAAATTTAAGAGCCCAGCCGTGTAACTCATTTTTAACCCTCTTGCAGAGGTGTTTTTCAACATCGCTCTCAAGCATTGCAAATTGCCTCCTTTTCCGTTTTTCTCACACGCACGCATATACCCCCGCATTTAGGCGGGTTAGGCGGTTTTATTTCTTTCAAACTCTCTATTTTTAATAGTTAATAGAAAAAAATGTAATATTGTAAGAAAATCAATAAAAAGCCTTATTTTATGCGGTTTTGCGATATTACAAAGTACATTACAATATTACAAAAAGGCGGTTTTCCGTGTAAAAATGTAATATTTTGATTTTCTTACATTTCTACACGGTTTTATAAATGTAAGCCGCATTTGTAATATTGTTTGTAACATATCAGCGTACAAACCCACGCTGTGCCCCATAGGGCCCCATATACTTGGGCTTATCTGCTTTTTTCCAGCCCGGCGTTGCGGCAATAATTGCATTAAGCTCCCTGGTATCGGTGTTTTTCATTTCCTTAATGGAGCCGCCGAAAGCCTCGCACCATATCTCAAGGGCACATACACGATCACGGGGCACCAGGGTGATGTTGCCCTGCACACCGCCTGCCCAGAACATACGCCGCTTATCAAGAGGCCATTTGCTCCAATCATCGGGCACCTGTCGATCCATAAACTCACGCACGATGCCCTCACGGCTGGATGCCTCACGGTGTTCCTCCTGCTTGGCCTTTGCATCCTCCTCAATGGCACCGGTTAAGTACAACGGCTCACCGAGCTGCCACCGCATTACTGCCTCAGCCCACAGTTGATCCACCTCATCATCAAGATCCTTAAATACGCTTTTGGTGCCTCTTTGCTCCCCGGTGTCAACGGGCCAAAAACGGCGGTTGCCGGTGGGATCCTGCAAAAACTCTGTTTCATTGCAGGTGCCAAAGAATACACAGCAGCGTGGGAGCTCCTTAACATTTCGGCCATAAGCGGGGCGGTAGCGGTCTGTTTTCAAAGACAAAAACTGCTTTATGCGGGCAATGTCGGTTTTACGGAAAGCATCAAGCTCCGCAACCTCCACCAGCCAAACGCCCTGGAGCAATTCGCTGGCCTCTTTACCCTCAAAGGTGCGGATGCTGTCATTAAACCAGCCACGGCTCATTTTATCCAAAAGGGTACTTTTACCAAGGCCCTGGGGGCCGGTCAAAATCACCATATTGTCATACTTGCAGCCGGGCGTAATGGCACGGGCAACAGCTGCCACAAAGGCCTTACGGGTAACAGCACGGTTGTATGCTGTATCTTTGGCGCCGAGGTAGTCAATGAAAAGAGTATCGAGGCGGGGCACGCCATCCCATTTGCCTTTGAGGCCTCCCAGGTAGTCCTGCACCTCATTAAAAGCAAAACGGTTGGAATGGAGGGAAAGTGCACCATCAATTTTGCCGTTGCCGGTGATCTTATACACCTTTTCAATGTACCAATAAAGGCCTTGGTTATCGTTATCATCCCACAGGCGGCGTTTGGTACGCTGATCCCACGGCAGAGCCCCCAGCACCTCACCACGGTTGGCAAATTGGTTGAGGGCAAACTTACCTTTGAGCATCGGATCGTGCTCCAGGATAATAAGCACATTGTTTATGGTGCCTTTTACTGCACCGGTCTGGGCACTTGTTTCAAGCAAGGCCATCCAGTTGGCGGGATCATCGGCATTATCGGGGCCGATGCCCTCAAAGTCTTTTGCAGCGTTTGCGTAACGCTCCTGTGCCATAAGGCCTGCAACATCGGCAAGGCCGGTGGCAAACTCACACATAGCAGCGTAAGAGGGCAAGCGGTTGGCGGGTGTGCCAGCCTGTGCCTCATCGTCTGCATCCGCAAACTTATGGAGGCGTACCAGGTCAAAGGCATTTACGAGCCTGCCGGAGCAGGGATCCGTTGCGTGGTGGCTGTATAAAAATTTGCCATTATCGTACAGCACAGCACCGCCGGTGGTGGAGCCTCCAATGTATGTGTATCTGCCGGGCATTGTGTCAACGGGCTCATATATGCCGGGGATCAATTCCTCCATAGCACGGTAAATGTCATAGGTACGGCAGAAAGCACCCACAACGCCGTTTTTGCCCTCCGGATCGCCTTGTTTTACCGCCAGCTTGGTAAACGCCTGCTGCCCCGGCAAAGCGGGCCAGGTGGTCATATCGTGCCAATCGGCGTATGTATCAAGCAAGCCATCCGCTGAAAGCAGGGGCTTATCTGCGGTGAGGTAAATATATTGGCTGTCAGCACAGCAGCTGGGCCAATACATAAGGCGGCTTACCTCAAAGGTAGTGGGATCCGCAAACTCCAGGCCGATGTACTCACCCATTTTGCGTGCAATAGGCTCATACTCATCGGCGGTTACGGTCCTATCCATAGGCAGCAGAATACGGAGGCGGGGTGCCGCCGGCTGGTGCTTACGGGTGCTATATACGCAGTACCCACAACCCAGAGCCTCAACACGCCGCAGCACATCATCCGTGCCACCTGCGGGGATGTTGTCAAGGTCGAGGGTGATAATATCACGCCCGGTAACATTGTTTGCTTTACGGCGTGGGCCGTTAAGGGTACCGCCCATAAAGCCGCCAATATCCTTGAGCTCATCCTGTTGAGCCTTTTTGAGGCTCATATATTCTGCAAGGGTTTCCGTGCCCCTTGCCGGCACTTTTAGCTTTTCCCATAACTCCGATATAAGCAGCGTTTGTGCGGTCCAAAGGGTGGCACGGCGGCTTGCTCCGGCTGATATGGTTATTTTTCTATCATTTAGCATAGCGGTTACTCCTTACCGCCCACCCCACGGGGGGGGCTTACTTAAAAACCCTGCCGGTTTTTCTGTCGCATAATTCAATGCGGTTGGTTACATCAAACCCAGCCTCGTTGGCAATGAATTTGAGCACCTTTATTAAAAAGTTTACTTTGCTTTCAAGGGCTGCCTCCTCCTGGGCAATAGGCTCCAGGGCGGCGTATGCCGTGGGATCTGCGTAGCCCTCACTATTTCTGTAAGGTATTTTACTCATCGGGTACCTCCTCCGGAAAATGGTATTTTGTAACGGCAATGGGAAAGTCCTCAATTTCACTTGCCCAAAGGCAAGAGCCTTTGCCGTTAATGCGTTCCCAGATAAGAGGAAAACCGCCGATGCCATCAAATAAGCTGGCCATCGTTGCCTCCGTACCACAGCAGACAGAAAGCCGCTGTAATACATAAGTCCACGGCGGTATGGCAATGCTGTTGCCAAGTGCCTTGTAGCGTGCACTATCTGCACACTCTTTATGTACTTTACCTTTGCTGTCGGTGTATTCGCCTATATCGGTCCAGCCATCCGGAAAACCTTGCAGGCGTTCACATTCAAGCGGTGTAAGGCGGCGTACAATATAATTTGTTTCAGTAGGGTTTTGCTCTGCTCCTACAACGCAGTTAAAATTTTGTTTATCCGGCATCCGTTGCCCCCCCCCAGCGTTTCGTGCGGTGAGTGTGTCAACCACAGGCTCACCGTTCCAATATTCATACACAATCAAGTTTTCCGAGCCCCCCCCCGTAATCGCCACCGCTTGCTTTTAGCGTTCCGCATCCGGGGCGCCAATTAGCAAATTGGTAGTTTTCAAACATTATCATTTTGTTACCTCCATAATTAGGCACTTGCCCTCCTGCACATATTGGTTGCCAATCCCTTTGGCATCCCTCGCACATAGGCTGCCTATGGCCTTTTGGTAGAGCACATAACGAGTGGAACATTCCCCCCCCGGTGCCCATACGAGCATTGAGGGTTTGTACAATTCCATCCTCGGCTATTTTCACCCTGCTATCGTTAGGGTGGTGCTCAAGGGCTATGGCGGGGCGGTTATCGCCTGCATCGGCTCTTAACGCCGGGGTTTTTCCATCTTGCCAGATATGCCCGCCAACACGGGTGCAGGATCCCGGCTCAAATATGATACAATCGCCGGGGCATCCAGGCTGTGCAGCGTGTGGCATTTCTCTGTGTTCGTCATTGGGTTGCGATGTAACGGGGCAGTTACCTGTGCCGGATCGAAAGGGTGAGCTGTCAATGTAAGCCCCCCCGTTACTTGAGGGGCTGGCACAAAAGGGAGCACAGCGGGGCGGTCAATGGTGTTTAGGGTGTAGCTTACTCCCTCGGTCCATCCTTTGCCGTTGCATCCTGCGGTGTCTGCTCTGTCGATGCAGTTACCTTGTATGCAATAAGCCCCCCCCGTTGGGCTTGCTGTATTAGTGCTTGTTTCAATATTTCCGGGAGCACCTTGCCCCTCCGTTCCGCACGGTTTAATATACCCAGGCACGCCTTGGCGCTCAAAGAGTATTTCGGGTGCGGTGAGGCCTCCAAAATCTGCGACAAGTGCGATGCGTTTTCGTCTTTGGGGCACGCCCCAAAACTGTGCATCAAGTACTCTCCACGCAATGCTCCATTGTCCTCCCACATCGGTAAGGCATCCGGCTGGAGGCCATCCGTTTTTAGGGATAGGAACAGCGGGGGCTTGTTCGCAGGCCACTTTTGCGGTTTCTTGGAGCACGGCTGCAAAGTCGGCTCCTCCTGTGGAGCTGAAAGCTCCGGGCACATTTTCCCACACCATATACCTTGGGCGGGTGTCTTTTCCTGTTCTACCTCTGGCATTGTCAGCCCTCCTCATTTCTTTTATCACACGCAGTTGCTCCATAAAGAGCCCGGACCGTTCACCCTGTAAGCCTGCTTGCTTACCTGCAACGGAAAGATCCTGGCAAGGGCTGCCGCCAATAATCACATTGACGGGCTCCACAGCAGCTCCGTTTATTTTTGTTATATCGCCGTAGTGTTTCACGGTCTTGCCTCCTCATCATCGGAGCAATAAAGCATATTACCAACAAGCCGCATTGCCTCAACAAACGGGATCCGCTGGCAGGTTTCCATATTGTGTACATCCTCAACCCAAGTGCCACCCATACGCAGGCGTGGGTTTCTCTCGGCCAAGTAGTACACCGCTTTTAATGCCGTCAATTCTTTTTGTGAGCAGTTCGGTGTTTCCAAACTTTCACCATCCGGCATAATGGTGCTTTTATCGGTATAAAAACAGTATTCTGCCTCCAGCCTTGCACCGGGGCTCTTGCTAAACCCAGGCAGAAAAGCAACCACATCCGCTGTGTCGATCATTGCAAAGCAAATACGCATATAATCGGCAGGCTGCATACCCTGGGGCATCCAAGAGGGGTTAAGCACGGTGTAACCCTTTTTTTTGTACTCTGCTGCCGCAGCATCAAACTTTGCTTTATATTCCGGATCGCCGGTAATCTTGCCGGCAATGTATATTTTAGTTTTCATATTTGTTTACCTCGTTTCCCCACACATCCCAGCCGGGTGTGGTATTTCGGGCAAAAAGCTCTATGTACGAGTGATCCCCCCCCGTGAGTTCACGGATGCGATCCCGTGCCTCTGCGGGCTTTTGGGAGTGCTGGCGTACCGGTGTTATAATGATCTGCCGCACGCTGTGTGATGCCACAAACCTTTTTGCCTTGGTATTCTTGCTTACACCGAGCAGGCAAACCTCCGCATTTGCCCTGGTGTAGGAGCCGCCACCCATAAACAAGGTGGGTGCCTTTTTGTTTTGTTTCACCCACACAAACGCTGCCGTTTTGTAGGTAAAGCCCCAGGCCTCCATCACCTTTAATGCCTCCGGCAAATTCGGGAAAGTGGCCCACATAAAGAGCACGGCATCATCGGTGCAAATATCCCGCACGGGCATATTGCATAATGCCTCGGTGCTCATCGTATCGTAATGATGCTTGGCGGCACCTCTGCCACCTTGCTGATAAGCCCAGGGTGGATCTGCGTATATAACGCTGTATTTTTTATTTGGTAAGGGTATCAATTTGTACGCCTCCTTGGTAAAGCGGTGATACATAGGTAAACAGCTTTTCTGTTACCTTAAATTGGTTGCCCTTGTTTCTGTCGAGGGTGCGGGTAAAGGGCTTTTCCCACACGCATACAAAGTCTGGCGGGGCGGTCTGCTCACTTATGTAAACGGTGTGCCCGGTATCAGCAAGCAACCGCATTGCCCGCCAAAACTCTTTGCTGTCAAATTTCTCACCGTTATAGCCCGTGGTGTCTGCATACGGTGGATCCGCATACACAACGGCTCCGGGCGGTATCGGTACTTTGCGATAATCGCCACAAATAAACTCTGCACCGCCGAGCGTGGCCATATCTTTAAGCAATGATCTTTTGCTTTGGGCTGCGTAATTGGTGCCGCCCTTATTCCTGGCGTAACCGCCAAACCACTTGCCACCAAAGCTGCACCCAAAACCCACAAAGCCTGTGAGCACGGGATCTGCATCCTTGTTGGCTCGTATATATTGGTACTGATCCTCCGTTATGGTTTCCGGCAATTCATAACCTTGCTGTACACCCTTTAACATTGAGATCAAATACTCGTGCTTATCGTTTAGGATGATGCGGTCATAACCGGTTACTTTGCTCTCAACGGAGCAGCTACCGCAGAAAAGACTAACAAAGCAAGCCCCCCCCCGCAGAGTTGAGGATCTGTGCCAACGGTGTTGCTATTCTTGATTTTCCACCTTGGTACCTCATTGATTATGTTAGCAATGCTGCGGGCAATACGGCTTTTGCCGCCCATATACTGCATTGCCGATCCTCCTTTAATCTTTCTTAAAGAATTGGCCAACCCAGCCATCCGCACCCAGCGGCAGATCCGGAGCCCAGGGTATGGGCTGTGCAATGATCTTAACCACATCCTCCAGGGTGGCGGCATTGGGCGGGCAATCAATAACAACCTCATCGTGTATGTGGAATATAACAGGCAGGCCGGCAGCCTCAAGGTGCTCAATGGCCTGTGCCAGACAATCACGGGCAATGGCTTGCACACAGTTCTCCACAAGCTTGCCGCCGTAGGTTTCTATGCGTTTCCATTTCTTTGTGGTCTGGTCCATACCCATATACGATATTGAGGGGCTGCCCCATTGGTTTTGGCCAATTTGGGGCTCAATGTAATAGAGCTTACGCCCGGAGGGTAGCGTTATGGTCATACAATCGGTGCCTTGCTCGTAGTTAAACTCACGGGCAATAACCACATTGTTTACGCCAACGGCTCCACCCTGGGTGATAATCTGCACGGCGGCGGCATCCATTTTGTACCACAGATCCCTTATGCGCCGGTTGGCATCACGCCAACGGGTAACAATATCCGGCAGATCCTCCTCCGGGATGCCCATATCAAGAGCACCCATATTGATAAGTGCACCGGTACTGCCTTGGTAGCCGAGTGCAAGCTCTGCAACCTTGCCCTTTTGTCGGAGGGCATATTCGGGGTTGCCCTTTTTGATAAGCTCAAGGGGCACGCCAAACATTTGGGATGCAGATGCCTCATATATTTTGCCGTGGGTGCGGAAAACCTCAAGGCGCCACTCCTCACCGGCAAGCCACGATATAACACGGGCCTCAATGGCTGAAAAGTCAGCATCAATGAGTATGTGCCCAGGCGGTGCTATAAAGGCTGTGCGTATAAGTTGGCTTAATGTGTCCGGGATGCTGCCGTAAATGGCCTTGAGGGCGTTAAGGTTTCGGCCCTTTACCAATTCACGGGCAAGCTCCAGGGGCTCCGTATAGGTGCGGGGCAGGTTTTGCACCTGCACCAAACGGCCTGCCCATCTGCCGGTGCGGTTGGCTCCGTAAAACTGCAAAAGCCCACGCACACGCCCATCCGGGCACACAGCCACCTCAATGGCATCATATTTTTTGGTACTGGTCTTGCCAAGCTCCTGCCGGATCTCAAGCATACGCTGTACCTGGGGGCTGTTATCATCACGGGCAAGCATCTTTGCCACGGTGTCCTTACGCAGGGCGGCAACCTCCTCACCGGTTTCCTCCTCAAGCCAAGCAGCAAGCTGCTTTACGCTGTTGGGGTTATTCAGCCCGGATATTTGCATTGCCTCTGTCATAAGGCTGTTGCGGACCGTAGCACCGAGCTCCAGGGCACCCTCAACCATTTCCATATCAACCGCCACGCCTCGGCTGTTGATAATGAGATCCGTTTCCCATTCCTTTTGCACAAAGTCCGGTACGGGTATTGCTGAAAGCCGCCTCTCAATTTCCATTTCCGTAACAACATCCTGGCAGCAATACTCTTTGAATAACTGCCAACGCTCCGGGTTATGGTGGGGGTAGTTTCGTGTACGCATACCGTTTGCCTTTGAGGGGGCACAGGGCACGCAGAAATAGCGTATAAGGGCTTTACCTGTATTGAGCTTGCGTTTATCCTCTGCAAGGCCTAACGCCCGCCCTGTGGCCTCCAGGCCCGCCGTATAGCCAGCGTAAAGGCCGTGGAACATTGTGCAACGCCATTGCTCCGGTGGGAGCTGCCTGCCCACATATTTGGAAAGGCAGCCCCACTCAAAGGGAGCATTGTATGCGTGCTTTATGTAGTCCGGGGAGGTCAATGCGTTTGCAATTTCCTGCGGTAGCATTTCACCCTGGGCAAAGTCCACGCATACAACCGGTGAGCCATCCAAGGAATAGGCAAAGAGCAGGATCTCAAAGTCGGGGCTTGCAATGTACTTTTGGGCGCCGGCTTTTCCAATCGGCACGCTTGAGTATGTTTCAAGGTCAATGCTCAAGTGGTGCATAGCTCTTTACCTCCTTTGTTTACATCGGCTGTCCGGTAATGGGGTTGATCCTTACGCCGCCCTGCTGGGGAGCTGCGGGCTGTGCGTACTGCTGGGGTGCCGCCTGGGGATAAGCGGGAGCAACAGGTGCCTGGTAAGCAGGTGCAGCGGGTGCCGCATAATTGGGCTGGGCACCATAAGCGGGTGCGGTGCCGTATGCAGGAGCCGCCGCAGGCATTGTGTTAAAGTCTGCAAAATCGCTGGCAGCGGATGCACCACCGGAAAGGGGCTCACCATCCCTGGTTTTCATAACATTACCGAGGCCACAGCCAACGCCCTTGCTGCCTGCCGTATCGTAGGCAAAAAAGTTAAGGGTTACACGGGCATACATACCGCTGTAAATATCGTTGGGGGCAAGCTCACAGTTGACATTATCAATGCCAACCACCTGGGGCTTGTTCTTGGTGGATGCGGTAATTACCCAGCAGCCTTTGCACTCCTCACCGAAAGGCAAGCCGGAGGGGCGTAAACCATCGCCATCGTGCACAATAACCTTGGGCTGGGGATGTGCACCGCCCCACTTTTTGCTTACACCCTCCTCATACGCCGCACGGATGGAGTTGTCAATATCCATCTTGGTGGCGTTATCGCTCTTGGGAATAAGCAGCGTTACGCTGTATTTAGGCTCACCGCCCTGCTGTGCGGCTCTGGGTGTGATGAGGTTGACATAGGAAAGGCGTACCTCACCGGTTAATACTTTGGTTGCAATGTTTTGATACATACTCTTGATCTCCTTTGATATAAATTTCATTCAGTACATTGGTTGTTTTGGGTTTCCATAAATTGCATAATGCCTGTGTGTACCAGGCCGAGGTATTCAGCAACCTGCTTGGCGGTTTCATACGGTACCTCTTTGGTGGGATCCGCATACTCACCAACAATATTGCTGATAGCCTCGTGCAGGTTTCTTGCTGCTTTCATAATGTGCAGGCCAACCTTACGCTCCTCCGGCATATCGCTCTCAAGCATAAGCTCAAGCAACATATCACAGGCGGCGCTTTCAGCCTCGGCCCTTTTGTGGGCCTCACTCATACGGGGGGGGGATGTTCTCATTGAAACGCATAATTTTATGCCTCCTTGGTTATTTTGCGGCGGCCTCAAAGGCAGCCAAAATTTTTACATATTTTTCGTGCTTGGCTTTTGCACGCTTTACAGCGGCAAGCAGCTTTTTGTTGGCGGCCACGGTGCTGTTTATCACACTTTTTGGCATACCATACTGCCTATAACTTAAATCTACATAGCCGTTGGTATAGGCAACGCTTGCATCGCCCCAAGCTGCTTTTGTTTCTGCAACCTTGGCGGGCAGGTACCCGCCGAGGGCTGCAATGGTTTCCGTGTTACGGTCCGGCTCCTGGAAAACATAACGGAATAATTTACGGATGTTTGCCAGGGTGCTGTTATCGAAAAACGGATCCGGGTTGATCTGCATAACACAACGCTCTACAAGCACGGTAAGCTGTGTGTTATCCATTGTTTGCCACCTCCGCAAAATCGGCGGCGGCAGGGCTGTAAGGCTCTCGTTTGTCGGTCATAGGTGCAAGGGTGGGCTTGCCCAAAGGCTTAACCACATAGGCACCCAATTTGGCTGCAAATTCAGCCTTGCCCATAAGTTTCTCAAGCTCGGTAAGGGTTTTGGGCTTACGCTCATAAACAAGGGCCTCATCGTACCCGGCAGCGATAACAGCCGCAACGGCTGCATCCGTGTCCGTAAATGTACGGTTGCTCCTGCCTGCTACCGCTTTCCATCCGGGGATGGTACCGCCGTTAAGCAGGGCGTTAAGTGCGTACTCCTCAAGGTCCTTATACCAGGCCACGAGCTCCTTACCCCTTACAAGCAGATCACCGATCTCCTCATCCGTAAGCACTCCCTGGCCAAAGAGGGGCGGCTTTTCACCGTTCTGCGGTACGCAGTCCTTAAACTCCTCAAGGGCTGTGTTAATGGCAGCACGGGCTTTGCATTGTGCCTTGCCTCTGCAAAAACGGCAATGCTCACCGGGGCAAAATTCACCGAGCCCCATATATGCCTTGGCGGCAGCAGGCTTGATGCTTTCACCCCAAGCACGCAGCTCCTCAACGGTTATGGTTTCGGTGCTGGGCTCATCCTGGATGCGGGGCTGGTCAATGGTCATACACACTTTTTTAATGGTGTTGCCGTAAATAGGTGCGTAGCGTTTCAAAGCGCCGAGGGCATAAAGCCTCATTTGTGCGTTGCCCTCTGCCGATACAGGCACGCCTTTGCCGTGCTTATAGTCGGTAATGTTGAGGGTATCGCCGCCGATCATAATGCAATCGCAGGTACCAAAGCCCTCCGGTACATATTCGGCAAAATCAACCTGCACCTCAACGGCAACGCTGGGCGTGCTGTTATAGGTCATAGCCTTTTCGGTAAGGTGCTCAACATACAGATCCGATGTTTTATCCATTTCATCGGTGTACAGCGGATCCTTTTTGAGCTTGTTAATGCGGGTGCTATACATACGGGGTGTAAGCTGTGTGGTAAATTTCTTAATTACCTTGAGCTCACAAATAGCGTGGGCAAGTCGGCCCTCCTCTGCGTATTCCGAGGTTTTTTCCGGGAATTGCTCCTCAAATCGAGGGGCGGCTGTGCAACGCAGCCAGCGTGAGGCAGAGGATGCAGACAGCAGAGCGTGTTTTTCCGGTGTCGGCATAATCTTACCCCCCCCTTAAATCTGTGCGCCGAGGGCTCTCAAATCGTTTGCAAAGTTGCCGTACTGTGCGGGATCCAATGCAGTAAGAGCCTCAACCCCGTACTTGGCAAGCAGGCCACAAAGTGCATCCATCTTGCCAGCATCTACAAGTGCCGTGCCGGCTCTTGCAATCATTTCCAGGGTGTAGGTAGGTGCTCCGGTGGGTACTGCGGATGCAACGGGAGCCTGGGCAATAGGTGCCTGTGCTACCGGTGCCACGGCGGGTGCCGCCTGCTGTACCACAGCGGGTGCAACGGGAACATTAGCCACAGGTGCCACGGTCTGGGCAGGTGTCGCACTCAAAGGTGCACCAGTTGCCTGCATAGGGTTTACGGGTGCCTGTGCCTGCTGTGCGGCAACCTTTGCCTCGGTCTGCTTTTCAGCCTTTGCGGGCTTTTCAGCGGGTACGGTGTTGCCGTTAGCAAGTGCCACGGCAAGGTTGTTGATGGCTGCCGCCAGATCCGGGGCGGCAATGGTGATCTTCATTTCTAACATTTTCGTTAGCCTCCTTGGTTATATTGTTTTTTATTGTTTGACAATCGCATTTTTCGCAGGGATCCAAATTGGCCCCGCACTCTGGGCAGGTGTGGTAATAGGCCATTTATTTGCCCTCCACGATCTGCACCCATTTGTTGTAACGCTCCAAAACCTCTCTGGAGTATTTGGTGCTGTATGTACCTGCATCCCACAGCCTTTTTGCTCCGGTATCACCGCAGTTATAAGCCATAAGTGCAAGCCCATAATCGCCGTAGCGGTTAATGGCTTTGGAAAGAATAAGCACACCCGCCTCAATGTTTCCCTCATAGGTCAGCGGATCAATGCCTCTCTCTCGGAGCCATTCAAAATTGATGCTGTTAATTTGCATAAGCCCATAATCATTGGTGCCGCTTACAGCATCGGGATCAAAGCGGGTTTCCTGGTCAGCCAAAGCAAGTGCCAGGGCGTAGGGCACACCGTACTCCTCGCATTTTTCCTGCATAATCTTTTGCAGCTCCGGGCTTAAAGCGTTGCCCTCACTCACAATAAGGTTGGCGGGAATTACTGCGGGCTTTTCGGTTTCCTTAAAGTCCATACTTGTAATGGTTGCATCGTACTTTGTCTGTGGGCTCTGGGCGTTATAGGTCAGCTCATCCGGTACGGGTGCCACGGCTTTTGCGTGGACCGTTCCCAGGGTGTAACCTAAAAGCACACCGAGGCCAAAGATCAAAAGGGCGATGCCTAAGAGCACCAGGAGGGCTCTGCGTAGTGCCTGCTGTTGCTTACGCCTCCGTGCAGCAAGCTGTTGGTATGGTTTGGGATCTACCGGCATTTGCCTCCCTCCTTTTCTGCCACTCCTCAAAGCGGCGTTTGTTTGCGGGGTTTTCGCTATGCGCCTGTAATTCCGGCAACGGACCGGAGCCGAGCAAGTGCTTTGCTACTTTCCCCATTTGGTCCGTGTTGAAATGTACGGGCAACATTGGGCGTACCTCCTTACTCGTCTGTGATGGTCTGGTTTTTCTGCTCAAAGGCAATGAGATCACATTCTTTGATGCGATAGAGCTTGCCGATCTTTACAGCCGGGAGCTTTTTTTCCTTGATCCACTCTCGGACAGTTTCGATTTTTACGGCGTAGCGGTCAGCCACTTGCTCACAGCTATAAAACTTTTCCAAACAAAATACCTCCTTTTACTTGACTTTTGCTCGGTTTAGTGTTATAATGTTTGTTGCCAGCAAACTTGATATTAGAGCACTAAACCGTTGCGAAAATTAACCAAACCGCAAAGGTCTTTTCGTTTTGCCTTGCTTTTAATTGGTTGACTACATTATAACTCGGTTTTGCTCGGTTGTCAAGTGTTTTTGCATAATTTCTTGAAAAAAATTTTTTGGAGGCAAAACAATGACTTTTTACCAGAGGATCGAGGCCCTTTGTAAGAACAAAGGCACCACAGTTACAGCACTTACCATTGAGCTTGGTTTTTCAAGCTCCGCAGGTACCACTTGGAAAAACCTCAAAAAGAGGCCCCGCAACAGCACGCTTAAAAAGATCGCAGATTATTTTGAGCTTTCCATTGATGAGTTGGAGCGTGAGATTGATTGGCCTATTGACTATGAAAGCATAGATACATCTGCTTTTAACCAGGGCGTGTGGCAGCATTTGCTTGAGCAACACAATTACAACGAGCACGCCGCCATTGATGCGTATTTTGCTTTTGAAAAGGCACAGATGCAGGATGCCCTTGCAGAAAACTCCTTTAACACCGTAAATGGAAACGGCAACATCATTGGCAACGGCAACACCGTTGGTACCTCTCTCACCGAGCACCAAAAGGCCCTGCTTGAGCTCTTTGACAAAATGGATATAGTAAAGCAGGCACAGCTGCTTGCTTACGCTGCCGAGCTTGTAAAATAAAAAAAAGCCCCGGCAGAGCCGAGGCAGGAGGTGTATATATGTTTGGTTTTAAGAAAAAGCGTAAACCGCTTACAAAGGATGATTTTAAGCCCGTACAGGGTACCTATGCCCATTTTAGCGGCTTGCCCGTTCCCGGCGGCACAATGTGCACCTTGGCACTTACCGAGGCGGGCCTTGCAATATCCAGCCTCTCCGGATCCTTTAATCTGTCTATTGATAAAATGGTAAGTATTGCAACCAAAACAGATACGGAGGAGCAGATCACAAAGCAGTATGTTTCAAGTGCCGGCGGCGCCATCGCTGGTGCAATTATTGCCGGTGTACCCGGTGCCCTCATCGGTGGCCGAGCAAAAGAAAAGGAAATAAAACAAACCACCTATAAAAATTATATGGTAGTAACTTACAAAAAGGATGCCACCCTGGGGCACCTTGTTTTTGCCTTAAAGGGTACGCCGATGGATGCAATGCCCTTTGTGTCTAACTTTGGCCTGCTTACCCTCGGCAGAGCAAAGGAAATAACCGAGCTGTGAGCAAAAAGCGTATAGCGGTGGTTTATGCCCGGTACTCCAGCCACAGGCAAGGTGAGCAAAGTATTGAGGGGCAGCTTGCCGAGGCATACAAATATGCGGCAGCACACGGGCTTACCATCGTAAAAGAATACTGCGACAGAGCAATGACGGGCCGCAATGATAACCGTGAGCAATTCCAGGAAATGCTCAAAGATACGGCCAAAAAGCAGTTTGATACAATAATATTGTGGAAAATAGATCGCTTTGGGCGTAACCGTGAGGAGATCGCTTTCAATAAATACCGCTGTAAAAAGAACGGTGTAAAAGTGGTGTATGTTGCTGAAAGCATCCCAGACAGCCCGGAGGGCGTTATTTTGGAAAGCGTGCTTGAGGGTATGGCTGAATATTACAGCCTCCAGCTTTCCCAAAACATCCTGCGTGGCCAACGGGCAAGTGCAGAGAAATGCCAAAGCACCGGGGGCAACAGGCCTCTGGGGTACAAAACGGATCCCGCCACTAAAAAATTTGTAATAGATCCGGAAACGGCGCCAACGGTCCGCTTGGTGTTTGATATGTACGCCAAAGGCAGCACCGTTACGGAAATTGTTACCGAGCTCAACAACCGGGGGCTCCGTACCCTCCGGGGCGGTAAATTTACCAAAAACAGCCTGCACTCAATGCTTAAAAATGAAAAGTATATCGGTGTATATACTTATAAGGATGATGTAAGGATCGAGGGCGGCGTGCCGGCCATAATTGATGTGGAAACATTTGCAAAGGTGCAGGAAATGCTAAAAGTAAACAAAAGGGCACCGGCACACACCTGGAGCCGTGCCGATTATATTCTTACTGATAAACTTTTCTGTGGGCATTGTGGCTCCGGTATGATCGGGGAAAGCGGTACCAGCAAAACCGGTGCCAAGCACAATTATTATGTGTGCACCAAAAAACGCCGGGAGCGTACCTGCCATAAAAAAGCTGTGCGGCAGGAGTGGATCGAGGGCATTGTTATAAACGCCGTTATGGATCTGCTCAAGGATGATGCGCTGCTGGAGTTCATTGCCGATGCTGTATATGAGTGCTACCAAGCACAAAACCAGGATAACGATCTTGCCGAGGCCTTAAAGCGTAAGCTGGCCGAGGTGGAAAAAGCCACCGGCAATATTATAAAAGCCATTGAGGCGGGTATATTCAACGAGGCCACCAAAAAGCGGTTGGATGAGTTGGATGCACAGCGTGCGGAAATCGAGGCCGAGCTTTCACACCTGGAGCTGGTACGGTCCTGGCAGATCACCCGTGATTATGTGCTCTTTTTCCTTACCGATTTTAGAAACGGCGATGTAAAAAGCCCAGAATTTCAAAAGCGGCTTATTGATACTTTCATAAATGCCATATTTGTGTATGATGATAAAATAACGCTTACCTTTAACTATTCTGGGGATAATCGCACCATTACCTTGGCCGAGGTTGACAGCCTCGGCACCGAGGGTGCAGAGTTCGTTTGCCGTGCGTTATGTTCCACCATAACGCACACAGCCGAACACCACAGCCGTAATAATTTTACGGTTGTGGTGTGGCGTAATGTGTTTGCAATTACCATACCAACAGAATAACGAAAAACGGCCCAGAGGCATAAAACCCCTGGGCCGTTTGATTTTATTATCGTGCATCTTTTTGGCGAAAGTGCTTGTTATTCTTACGCACGCATACGGGCACACATTAGGCGGGTAGGCGGTAAAATTACCCTCAAAACCTCCTATTTTTCACTCTATACAAAAAAATGTTAGAATGTTAGAAAAGTACAATAAACCTTGTAAATGCTTGGTTTTTCCGCAAAACAAACCGCCTAACATTGTGCCTTGCAAAATGTTAGAATGTTTCTAACAATTTTACACAAAAAACATTTTACTCTGCCTCTTTGTTAGAAACAGCGGGCGCCTCTGCATCCGTGGGCTTATTAAAGGCATCGTTAAACTCTGCCACCGCTGCCTCAATAAGCATACGGAGCTCAAGATCAGTAATGGTGATGCCTTTTTCTGCCAGCATTTCGGAGGCAGCAGTAAGGGCTTGGTCCAGCTTTTCCTCACCGTGCAGATCGGTGTAAATCTGCTCAACAGCCTGCACAACCGTTTTGGCCACGGCCTGCTTGGTCTTATCGTTGATGTACTTTGTGTATAACTGCTTAACCACAATGCCGAGGTAGCCAGCAATAGCAGTAAGAATAGCATACACAATGGTGGTGCCGTATTCGGAAATAAAAAGTTTCAAAAATTCCATTTTAGGATCCTCCTATTTATTTGAGTAATTCGTTCACTTTCGCCTGCACGGCGGCGTAAGAATAACCAGCCTCGGTGAGCCTCTTTTTACGGGTGGCTCCGTTACCCCACTTGCCCTGGATAACCTCACGGGCAAGTTGCTCAACGGTCTTTGTGGTGCTGCTGGAAACAAGTGCAAGGTTTGAGGCCTTAACGGGGCTCATAATTGCATTTTTGCCATCAACGCTCTTATTGATAACAACACGATCACCGCTTACCGAGTAAACGATCCAATTTTTTGCTTTTACCCAGCTCGGTATGGTACCGCCGTTATAGTAGGTGTTGCCGGTGATTTTCACCTCATCCCCAGCCTTAAAGGCAGAGGCGGTGGGTGTTACAACGGGCTGCTGCACGGGCTGCTGCACGGGCTGCTGTTCTGCAACATACTCCACATAAGGGAGCTTGCCGTGCTTGGTCCAGGTGCGGGTGTTGTAACCGGTCTTTTTGCCGATATTGCCAACCGCTGTGATCTGTACCTTGTTTTCCCACTTGGGCGTACATTCAACGGCCAAGCCGTTGCCGATATATACACCGATATGGCCGGGCATCCACACCGCCTCACCGGGTACGATGTTGGCAAAATTGGTGGAAACACCGGAGCACTTGGTGATCATCGTGTCGGCGCCGATGTCCGGCACCCCGTTGATGGCGTAACCTGCACCGCCGTATGTTTTATTGGCATTGCCACACCATCCCCACAGCACACCCTTAATGAGGCAAACGCAGTCAAAGCCGAAAGTGTCGGCAGAGGCGGCGTTAATCATTTTTGTGCGGGCAGCCTGCTTGTTATAGGTATGGTTATTGGTATAACGCTTTTTGTTGCTGCTGGTCATAGGGGCACCAAAACAACCCATCACATAGAGGGTTTTATAGTTGGTGGCAATATCCTTGAGCTTTGCAATAAAATCTGTGCTTTTCATCATAGGGAAAACCTCCTTATTATTCTTGGCCGTGGGCCTTTTTGTTGATATGTTTTTCTATACGGTCAATAGCCTCGGAAACGGGGCCATCGCAGCCCTGCTCTGCAAGGCCTTTAAGGCAGGCAAGCAAACCGTACACAACCAGGGTTTGCTCCTCCTGGATGCCATCACGATCGTGGTTGTGCATATTCTTTACTGCCTTAATATCCTCATCGTGCTTTGTCTTGAGGCTTGCCACCTCTTGCTTGAGCTCTTTAACGCTGTTGATCCATTGAAAAAGTTTCCAGGCAAGGGTGATAAATGCGATGAGGGCGGTTAATACCGCCCCCGCCGTTATAATGGTTTGTGCATCTACATACAAGGCTTAACCCTCCTCAACCACACGCCAACCGGCAGGGTAAGCCTCCGGGCTCCACACATTCCCATCAATAAGGCTTTCATAAACCACGCCGTTATAGCGTACTTTATCACCCTTTTTGTATGCGTTTGTGCTGTCCGGCTGTTCCCATTCGGGGATCACCGTAGGATCGGGGATCAGTACCTTTGCAAAGAGGCTGGGTGCAGCTGCGGGGCTCCAGGTTTCTTGTGATGTATGAGGTTGCAGTACGGTGTAAAGCACGCCATCATACTGCACCTTTTGGCCGGCGGTGTAATCTACACCAACGGCCCAATGGGGAAATAAAGCAACGCCGTTAAGAGCATCCTCATCCGGCAGGCTTTGTGCCGCCTTTTCAATGAGGGGGCGTAACTGCATTGCATATTCAACAAGTGTCATTTAGTCCACCCCCAAAATAATTTTTGTTGCCTGCAATTCCTCCTTGAGTGCGGCGTTTTCAACCTTTAAGGTTTCCACCTCGCCCTCAAGGGCGGTAATACGCTCATCCTCGGTGCCGGGTGCAGGTGTGGGCTGTGTGGGCTGCCATTCGCTGGCGGTTTCAAACCAGCCCTCAAAATCTGCCTCAATCTCAGCCTTGGTGGCATCGGTACGCATATATGCCTCATCGGCCTCATAGCTTACCTCGTTGGTTTCCGGATCCGTAATCTCGGCAATGTTTTTACGCAACCAGAGATCTGCATCCCCGGAGGGCAAAGGCATAAACTTGATACTTTCCGGGCGTTCTGTAAAATACGCTTTTGTAATCATACTGGTACCATTCCTCTCTTTGAAAAATTACTTATTGTTTTGCGTGCAGTTCTAAACACCTCTTTGAGGTGCAAGGTCGCAGCCACCTTTTGGGAGTTGGTGTGCTTAAAATAGCCACGGTATGAAACAATGCGGCGGGCGTTTTGTATGTAAATACACAGCCCAGCCTGCATACGCCTCCAGGCCCTTATAAGTGCCCTGCGTGCCCGTACAAAGGTGCGGGCTCTTATGGTGGTGCACTCTTTGGAAACAACAAAGCCCATCATATCCGGTGGCTCCTTTGCCGTTTCCTTAATGTGGTGGTTAGGCTTTATGCAAAGCCCCAAGCGGGTAAGCAGGTACTCCTCAAATTGCTTGCCTGCCATTTTAAGATCACGCTTTGAGCCGGAGGTCATATACACATCATCCATAAACATAAGCAGGTGGGTAACAAGGTTTTTACGCTTGCCCCGGCGTTCTTTGTAAAGCTGCTCCGTGGCGTAGTGGTATGCGTAGCTCATAACATAGTTACACAGCCATTGGCTCAAAAAGCTGCCTATTGAAAGCCCATCCTCGTATGTGTCAACCAAAGCACATACAAACCATATAAGTGTAGGGTTTTTGTGTATATCACGCTCAAGCAGTTTGCGGACCGTGCGGCACTTGATGCTTTCAAAGCAATGCCGCACATCCATTTTGTCATAATATTTAGTGCCTTTGGGATCTTTGCGGATCCATTTCTCAAGCACCTTTTTACCGTAAATTTGGCCACGCTCCGGTATGCTTGCACATTGGAATTGGCCAACCTTTGCCTTTAACATAGGCATAAGTGCGTAAACTGCAACATAATTCATACATTGCTGCATAGCACTCTCAATACCGAGCCTGCGTTCTTTTCCGCTGCTCTTATCAACCCGGTTACGATAATGTATAGGCGGCAAAGCAAGATCACGGGCTTTTATTCGCTCCGTGATCTCAACCGCAATGCCGTGGGCACCTCCGTATTTGGCAACCAAACGCTTAAAACCTGGGCGGTTTCGCTTTTTGGGATCCGTGATGCAGAGGTGCACCCAGGGCTCTATCACATCGGGGTTTGTTATATCAATATTTTTGCAATAGGTCTTGATAAGTAACCCCTCCTTTATATCGTCTGGTGAGCACAAGGGCTTTCGGTTTTCTCTACTAACCCCAGGGGCGGCCTTGTAATACCGCCCCTCCTTACGGTGCCGGTTATATCTCAATTTTTGGGTTATGAGCCCAAGGCAGGTGTTACCCCGTATGGCAGCAGAGCCGCCATAAATGTACTGCGTAATAAAAATAAATATCTACCAGAAAAGCGGGCGCCGATGTTCCAGTTAGCATTGCCGAGGCCATTGTTCAAATTAGCGTAAGCCAAACCGCTGTTGCCGCCATTGTTCAAATTACCGAAAGCCTGCCACAACATAGGACAAAGGGCACGAGGGTCCACAGTACATCCCTTTATGAGGGGCTAACGCCCCTCTATACGGCGGCCTGCGCCGCCGTATATTCACCCCTATTACCGGAGGTGCCAGACGAGCGGGCGCCGATGTGCCAGTCAGCATTGCCGAGGCCACCGTACAAACTAGCGCAAGCCAAACCGCTGTACCCGCCATTGACCAAACCACCGAAAGCCCGCCACTCACGCCAACCGGTAGTTGCTGCCGCATCTCGGTATGTAGCGGATCGGTAGCCCGTTGTGGAGCCGCCCTCAAACTGCTGGCCAAGCATATAAGCATCCTGGTCATTGGCATCCCAGTTGAGCTCGGCGTTGTATTTCCACGCTGCCGCCTCCTCTTTGGGGATAGTTCCAAGGATAAAATAACCATCGTTGATGGTACCGCCTGCCACAATATCAGCGGCCAAACGGTTTGCATATACGGTGTACTTTTCCGTGTCCTCATTCAGCTTAACGCCGCCGGGCACCTCGTACATACCAAGCATAACCTCAATGCCCTGGATCTTAAAGGGCTCTTTGCCGTTGGTGTTGTTGGTAGGGCTGCCGTCATTGCCCGGTACGCTGTCTGTGCTGCCCGTAGCCCACGGCTGCGGGGTGATGTAGGTTGTACCCGCCACCACATCGAAAATATCCTCTGTGGCTAAATAAACGGCCTTGTAGGCGGTGCCGTTAATGGTTACATCCTCAATGCTGGCAACGGTGGCAATATCGTGCACATCGTAGCAGGTTGCTTTTGCACGGTCATTGCTGGTACCGATAGAAACACGGGAGCCAACCACATAATAAGCACCCTGCGATGCAGTAAGCACAATGCGGTTTACACCGTTCTCGGAAACAGCGGCGGCATAGCTGGTGCTGTAACTGCGACAGCCGGCCATTTTAACAGCGTTGCCGAGGTCAGCATATTTGATCTCAAGCATAAGCTGCAAAAATGCGTGGTCGCAAAGGGAGGCACCGCTGTACTGGTTGCCACGGGCACGCCACAAAGCAATTTGCCCATCGTGGCTGATACTCTTTGAGCCCTGGGATCCGGATCTTGAGGTCGCAGGCTGTACGCCGGAAATGCTGGAAAGCAAACCGTTTGCATCCAAGCCTGCGGCATACTTGGCGTGGATAACATAACCACGCACGCTGCCGTCAACCTTTACACCCTCCGGCAAAGGCTTAAAGCCTGCCGCCTGCTGTGCTCTGTATTCAACGGTTTTGGTGGTATCATCACCGCTGCGGCGTACCCAGCCCGTCATTTGGAGCACGCCAACCAAGCTCTCGGTGGGCGTGGAGGTAAAGGGCCCGTAAACATCCTTGATGGCGATAATTACCGGCTCAAGGCTTACGCTGTCAATGATATAGTTAATATCAAAGCAAGCGAAAAGCGGGAGGTCTGCATAATCATCCTGGCCGGCGGTGGCAATGGTGGAGGGGGTACAAACAAGCCCCTCATTGTCAGCCATCTTGGTACCAAGGGAGCTGTTGCTGGTGTTATAGCGGTAAAATTGTGAGGTATAGGTTTGCGTAACCGCCGAGGCCGCAGCCTTAAAGAAACGATCCGCAAGGTTGGTGAGGCTGTCATATTCGGCATTAGCGTTTACAAACACGGTAAATGCCTGCTTGGTACCGTACTGCTCAATAAGAGCCGGGATAATAAACAGGTCATTTGCACCGTTTGCACGCACCTCATTAAGGGGCAAGCGGTAAAGGGCTTGCTTGCCGGATCCATCATCCTGGATGCCGAGCACATAAGCCTCTTTGCTTACTTTTTCGGGGATGGGTTTTTCAACAACCGAAACAGTATTTGCCATAGTGGTTTAGTCCTCCTTGTTTTCAATTAAATAGGCTCCCCGTTCATCACGGAGGAGCCTGTTGTTTTCGTCAGCAAGGAATACGGAGCCGGCAGGCGGCTCAATAACCTTGCTTTTACCTTTACGCATAAGCAAAAGGGTTATGGGGTTATTGTCTTGGGGTAAGGGCTTTAACACAGCCATATTTGCCATATTATCACCCCTCTACAAGTGCAACCCATACACGCTGATTGGTAAGCACATACACCTCTTGGGTGCTGGTGATAACCGCCGTGCTACCGGGGCGTGGCCTGTCAAGGCTGGAGGAATTTGCACCCGTTGGCAAGTTCAGCACATCGGCGGGCTCATCGCAGATAAACTCCGTATAAATGCCCTCATTGTCAACAACATAGGTGTTACCCTCTTTGAGTTTTGTAATCATATCACTTTACCCCCCCCCCTCTTATCTAAATGCAATGTAATAATAACGGTGGCCGTTTTCGTTGGAGCGTATTTCCTGGCCGCTGTTGTAGTTCACTCTAAAACCGCCACTCACGATGCCCAGCACGCAATATGTATTGCTCCAGGTTGTGGTGTAAGTATTAGAGGCATTACGGCTGATAACATTGTAATTACGCAATGCCAAGCCGCCGTGCAGATCGTCAACATCATCGTGGGTATTACCCTCGGCATCAAAAAGCAATACCGCTTTGGGGGTAAAGCCCAGATCAATTACACGGCCCGCAGATCCGTTACCGTCATACATACCGGTAACAAAAAGGTTTTGTGCAACGAGTTCAAGCAACGCATTAAGCGTAGTAACGCCCGTGCCACCCATAGAAATGGGCAGGGTACCAAATCGAGGGTTGCCGGTAGAGGGTGAGTATAAAGCACCTGCACCCTGTAAATAGTTAAGCGATGCGCCACCCGTACCACGCACCAAAGCACCGGATGGGAAAGAGCTTGCACCTGTGCCACCACGGGCAACGGGCACCGTACCTGCGTTAATGTCGGTGGCATTGTGCGTATGAGCCTTTGCCGCCGCATTTACCTGTGCGGCTGTTACACCGTGCGGGTTGCTCCTGTTACTAATGTGGTTAATAAGGTTGGTGATCGCCAGCTTGATTTTTCCAAAGGCGGTGCTTAACTTTTCACCGGAGGTAAGGGTTGCAAAGGATGTTGCGGTTTCATAGGTAGGGGTTTGATCGTTGGTGCTCTTGTTGGGAACATTGCCGAGCCCCACCTGCTCCTTTGTAACGCCGTGCGGGTTTTCCACATTTCCGGTGTGTGCCTCAAGGTCAGCAGCAGAGGCATAAACAAGGGAGCTGTTAATAGCCGCCGCCACATTTTCCGCATCGCCCACGAAAAGCAGAGCATTAAACTCCATTTCCAGGATGCGGTTTGCGTTATTCGGTACATAGTCTGCGGTGCTTTCATCCTCGTTGCCGAGGGCGTACAAAAGCTCTTTGGTTTCATCATCCGGATCCTTGGCATAAAAACCTGCCTCCGTGATATGAAAACCACTCACAACGGTACCGTTGGTAAAAGCAGCTGTAAGGGTAACATATTCCTGGCCAACCTCCATTTTGGAAAGCTCAACAGTAAGCAGGGGGTTTACCAGCCCCGTTGCCGCTTTCGCATCTTGAGCAGGACCGTTACCAAGCTGTATTTTGGTAAAGGTGATGGTTTCACCTGTTAATGCCCGGAGCAAAAGATTTTTGCCGGCATCTGTTAAATTAGGTGTCATACAACAACCTCCTCATAAAGTATTTTGCTGCCTGCCTCCTCCATAAGCAC